AGTATCAAAAAAGTCCATGAGCGAATTGATGGGCTGCAAAAATGGGTCTGGATGGTGATGGGCGGGGGGTTGGTCGTCGGTTCCTTGCTCGTCTACGTCGGGGAAAGTGCGAAGAGTCTCGTTGTGGAAGTAGTGCGGCTGCATGACAGCGAGCTGCTACTCAAGCAACGGGTCGAAGGTCTGGAAAAACAAACGAAGGAGCAATTATGAGCACGATTGATGGGAAGCCGATTGACACACTGGTCAATGGGGTATATGTAAGAACAGCGGATCTTCGTCCGGATGCCCAGCTCGCCACGGATGCGGGGGGGCGCCAGGCTCTATCGTTCGGTTCATCTCTGACTGTGCCGTTTGGCGCTGCCTTCGACAGTCAGCGAAAAGAGGCAAGGCTTCCGCTGATGGATCAGATCAAAGCCTACGCCGACCTAAAAAACCCGAGCGCTAGCATCGCCTACACCAGTGCTCCAGCAGAAATCCGTGTTTCGTTTGGCGCAGGGGAAGTGTGGTCGCTGGATCAAATCCGAGTGTTGAATGAGAGCGCTTCTGCTGTTTCGTTCCAGTGGGAGCCGGCCAAGGCCCCCGCTGATGGCTCCAGTATTGGCACATGGCCAGACGGGTCAATTCGTTCCGGTTCGCTGTGGGTAATCGTGTCGCTTACCGGCGGCCAGACCAAGCGCTATACCGTTGAGATTAATGCGGTCGAGCAGGGGCAGTCGTTTTCTAAAAACGTCACCTATACCGCTGTATCTGGATCGATTGATGAGCTGGCAACCAGTGCTCTGCGTGCTCGCTTTGAGAGTGGACAAGGCTGGATGCTGCGGCGTTATCAAGACATTGCCAACTCTAACTTCGATCTATTTTCTGGATCGAACGGTGTATATGGCAAATACCAGATTGCCGGCGCCGGGAAATTCTCCTACACGGCTGGCGATATTAGTGTCATATCCCACGGGCTTGTCGGTTCGTCTGCGTTTGGCTATGGCGTGGTGTTCCAGGATTACCAGACGGTGTTTAGCTGGAATGCGGAAAGTACTACAAAATACACCGTCACCTATCGGGTATTTGCGGATGGCTCCATAGCGGTTACGCAATATATCTCTGTAGGCGCCACGGTTGTATCTAACGCCCGCCACATGTATCTGCAGGCTGTCGTTGGCAGCTCTGGGCTCACGTCAACGACCGATGCGGCTAAATACTTCATGCGGTTTGACTACGCTAGCAGTAACTTCATGCTGGCTGGCACAGATTGTGTTCGTGACTACCCGCTGAAATCTACCGAGCAGCATGTCGCAGCATCGATTAATGAGACAACCGCCATTTCCCGCGTTGGCTGGTCAGGCACCACGTCGATCCCGGCTGGCGCCTTTTTTATCCAGCGTGCGGTTATCACGAAATACACCTCCGGCGATTCGGCAAACGAATTTGTCCGTCGCCTTAACCCAGTTGTGGCGCACGCGATTTGCCCCAAGGCAAAACCGGATCGTTTCGGTCTGCGCGACAGAGCATTGCTGTTAATTGATGAGGCGATGCCGTTGCTGGATGCTTCAGCATGGGGTGGCGTCGCTTCATTACTGGCGTTGTCTCGCGGCGCATCACCGGCAGCAGCTTTGACAACATTTAACAATTGGTGCGCGCTTCGCGGATTAACTCCATCCTCCTCGGCGTCTTGGCTGGCGTTATGGAATGCGTCTACGGGATTTGAATACACGGGGCGAAATTCTCAGGTTTTGTGGTGGCTGCGTGAGGCATTCCGCATTGCTGGCGATTCGACAAATCAGACACTGGTTGAGACATATCTGCATGCGTTTGCTGATTTCTGCGTATCGGCTGAATCGGCGTCAGGTGCTGCCGGTACGGTAAAACTTCGCGCCAGCGCGCCTAGTGCGGCATGGAACGCTGCTACGTCCTGCATGGCAGGATTGGCCGCATCTATTGCGGTAAATTCCGATGCGGGCCGGCAGGCGGTATACGACCGCATTCTGGCTGCCTATGTAGCTGCGGCTTTCGCCGGGCAGAAGTGGAATTACGACAGCGGCTCTGCTGTATCGACCGATCCGAGTTTCCACTACTACGCATATCAAACGTTTGAACTGGCGCGGGCGAAATACCTGTTGCCTAGCACAGCCCTGCCAGCGGGCTCGCTCTGCAGCTACATCCGCGAGGTGTCGCTGCAGGAAGGCGCCATTGATGAATGGCGCGCTAATCTCCAGTATCGGCGCGGGCGTGAATCGACGCAGATGTACGCTGCTGGCTGTCTGGTAATGCTGGATCGTGACTATGCGGCAGCGTATGAGCTGACGCGGCATATCGCCGCACTTGATGCGCGATATGCAAGTACGGGGATTGATGGCTTCCAGGCTTCAGGCTCTAGCGACGTTTCGCAGGAGGCGCGGGTGTACGCTGACCTAATCCTGTCTAATCTGCTGTAGTCGAAAAATAGAACAACCACCCCGCTTCGGCGGGGCTTTTATTGCCTTGGTGATTTGGGAGGCTCTTATCCGGGTGTCTCCCCTTTTTCTTTTTGTAGAATTGGCTCCAGGTGGAGGCCGCCGGCGCCGTCACTGACGATTCGAAGGTAGCCGGCACGAACGCAACCGGCCAGGACGTCCTCGAAATCGCGAACGCTGGGGAAATGGGAATGTACGTACCGGTACGCGATTGCGTAGGAAACTTTCCCTTGGCTTTTGACATACTGAACCAGTCGATCCGCGTAGGTCGAGTCGTCCGATTTCCCGATCTTCGAAAACACGTTGTTCATATCCGCCTCTAAGTCCGTCGTCATGGTCGCGGATAGGGAGAGGTGTTCGTCGGTTATCCAAAGGGCGTCGCCCTCTGAGGCGGCTACGACCATTGCGAGCTTGTGGATGTGGGACTGTTTCCGCGCCATGTACCCCCCGAATCGGTCGTCGGCCATAGCCGGGTCGCGGGCTTTGTAATGTGCGTGATACCACGCCTCGCCCCAGCGGATCGCGTCCGGGGTTAGGCGGTATTCCCCGGCGAGTTCGGAAATGCTGGTGAGGTCTTCGACCAGCTTGTCCCCGGCTGCTTTGAAATTCGGCGGGACGTGTAAGCTGGGGTAGGCGATGTACTTCTCTTTCTGGTCTGCGTAGACGAAGACGCAGCGGGAAGTGAAACCGCCCCCGATGATGTATTCCGGGAAGTTCCCTGCGATCCAGCTCGGGGTTGTGCAGGCGATCATGTTGATCCACGGATTTTCGATCGAGTCCTTGCCAGAGCCTTTTGTATGCTTTTCGAAGGCGCCTTCTTTCCCGTCCCAAAGAGAGACAAAGAGGTCGACCATTTCCCTGTCTTGCGGGTTGAACAGGTTGCCGAATTCGGACGACTCGAGAGTAAGCGTCGACATAGTGTACCACTCGCCGGAGCCCTTGCCGACTTCGAACATTTCCGTTGACTCCGCGAAACTCGTAACGAGGCTTTGCCAAGTACAGACGTCCGGACCGAAGTGGATTCCGGGGACGCGGCGAAGGAGCTTCATCCCGATTGACGCCGTTGTCGATTTCGAAACAATCCCCGGCGGTGCGACGAAGATGACATAAAAGTTCGGATACCACCGAAAGTAGGCTTGGTCAATCCAAACACGGCGACGGAGAGCGCCAGCAATGGTTGAAACCCCCGTCCAAAAGTGCATGCGTTTCGGAGCCTCCGCGAAACTTGCATATTCCATGAATGCCGTCAACCAGTCTTTATGGTGTCTTGCCATTTTGTTTAGTCCCTTTGTTGTTGAAAATCCATGGGGTTACGCGATTGTAACCTCATGGAATTACTCAAGTCTAGCCGCAAGCTCCCCACGATTCCCGGCTCGTCTTAACCCCAACGGGGATGTGGAGCGGATCGGGGAAGGGCAATTCGATATCGGACAAGCGGAGGATTTCCTTCAAATGCTGCTCTCCCCCAACGATTGGGAACTGTCCGGCCAGCGAATCGTGAACTTGCAAGAGGATTTGCACCTCCGGCAGTTGCGCGTCGATTGCGACGTATGCTCGGTTGATTAAGCAAGCCACCGTAGACTGTGGAATCCATGCGACAGCTTGGTTGAATATTGTCCCCTCTATTCTGCCGAAAAAGTAGTTTCGATTCCCGAAGACGTTTTCGACGTAACGTCGTTTCGTCACCGAGTCCTTGATAAAATCGTGCCACTTTTGCAGTTCCGGGAATTTCCCGAAATACCACTTCTGGATTACGTCGACTTCGTGAACGCCCAGTCCTAGACGCTCCGCGAGGCCTTTTGAAGTTCCGAGGTAATGAGTGCCGTGGCACAAGCTTTTAAAGATGCCGTATTTCGAGGATTCCTTCGTCATCGTCGGGTCTTTGTAGTACTCCTTCATCACCTCTACGTAGACCTTTGCTCCGGTTGCGAGCATCGCCTTCATTTCTTTGATGTCAGCTTCCCAACATACGATACGGAGGTCGGCGCTGTCAAGGTCAATGTCGAAAAACTCCATACCTGGATCGGGGATGAAGAGCTCACGGATGTTTGGCAGTTCGAGGTCGAGCTCGTCGCTGTCGCCGCCCTTGGGAATGTTTTGTAGGTTCATGCCGGAGCCGAAGGCGTTCTTCGAACTGGAGAACCGATAGGTTTCAGTCCCCCCGATGTTGAACGAACACCGCATCCGCTTGTCGACGTCCATCGGCGCGTTTACAAAGGTGGAGAGGAAAACTCCGAGAGAACGCTGTTCGGAAATTTTGGCCACCAGTGGTTTTAACAGCGGTTCTCGTTGTGTCATCAAACGCAAAGCCTCGTCATCACAACTCGGTGCCTTCGTCTTCCGGTTAAAAATCACCTTTTGGCGGAGTTGCCCATAGAAAAAGTCTTTCATCTGGTCGGAAGAGCGAATGTTGAGCGGGGCCCCGACGACGGAAGTGATCCATTCCTCACGCTTTGACAACTCTTCGATCAGGTAGAGGGCGTAATCTGCCCGCTTTTTCTGATCGACAAAGAGGCCGCGATTCATCGTGCGCAGCACCGGGAAGAACAGGGATTGTTGGAAGTCCGCCACCGCACGAAGCCCCATCGCGTCGATAGCCGCTTGCTCAACCTCGTCGACTTCAAAGGTGTAGACCAGATCTTGGCAGTTGTACGTCCAGTGCTGCTCCTCCGGCATGGACACATCCCAATCGCGACCTTCGTCTTTCCAATAGCGGTAATAGTCGCAGTACATCGAGGCGAGGAAGTCCAGCGACTTTGGCATGGTTGAGAACATCGAGTGCTGGGCGATCATCGTGTCACGCACATTACTGGGGATGTAGAGGTGATAGCGGTAGATGTACTGCGCATCGTAGAGGTAGTTCTGCCCGATGTTTAAGACATTCTTGTGGGTGAAAAGTTTGTAAAGGAGCCAGACAATCTCCGTCTCTTCCGTTCGGTTCCAGTAGCCTTCAGACCGTTGTGTCGTCATGAGTGGGATGCAGATTGCTTCGTACTTTGACCACGCAATGCCGAAGTCGCTGATATGCCCGCACCGGGTCTCGATATCCGTGGCAAGTTTGATCGGACCTGCCTCCGCTGCGTCGAGGAGTTGCTCAAGCACCGCCATAACTTGCGGAAACGTCGGGGCGATTGTGAACTTCCAATCTGGCTTGCGTACTTCCGGAAAACCAGCTTGTCTCGTCGCACGGCGGAGGTCCTGCACCGCGATTGGTCGCCATTCCCAGTTACGTATAACCGCTGTTGGATGGTAGGTTGGGAGCACTTTCGGGGAGTATGGCAGAGCCTGGGTTAAGTTGCATTCGAGAATCGACCCGCGCCACTTTGTGATCCCCCACTCGGAAGTCAATGCCCAGAGGGCGATGTTGCCGAAGGCGATTATCACGTTCGGGCGGCACATTTCGATCTCAGCGCGGAGGAGGGAGAGCCAGTCTCCGACTACTGGGAGTGCAGCTCGATTCCCGATCATGACGTGCTGCGGGGAGATGTCCTTCTTTTTCTCGGGCAGGTACAAAGAGGCGTCGTTCGCTGGTGGACGCTCACGGAATACGGAAGTGACAAAGCATTGATTGCGGGAAATCCCGGCCTCTGCCAACATTCGGTTGAGTTCGTTCCCGGAGGTTCCTGTTAACGGCTCTCCACGGCGCAGGTCCTCTTCACTTGGAAACTCCCCAACGAGCATGATGCGTGCTGGGCATGGTCCTGACGGTCTTAGCATAATGGGCCTTTCAGCCCCCGGAGGGGCACTTGCAGTTTGATTAGGGGTTTTCACCACGGAGGATCTTGGCGACGAGCTGGGAGTAGCCTGCGATGTCGTCCCAGTTGTCTACGTAGTCCGGATCACCGTTCAAGATTCGCCCGATCTTATGTTGGATCATATCGAGGGCTTCTTGTTGCGCGAGGCGGAGGTTTTGCCAGCCGGGGGCCTTGTGCATCTGCTCTTTGAGCCCCCGCATAATCAGTGCGCCGTCGGCGAAACGTCCGTAGACCTTGCCGCGCTCTTCGATCAGATCGTCTGTCGTTTTTTCCACGATTGGGTCCTTACAGTCCTGGGATTGTTGTTTGGTTATCGAGTTCATGTAAGCGCTGTATGCCTGTTCCATAGTGGGATGCCTCAAGCTCGATCCCGGTAGCGAGACACTTGCAAGCATGAGCTGCGGGGAAGATTGTTCCTGTGCCCGCAAATGTGTCAAGTACCCGATCGCCAGGTTTGACACTACGCTGGAGAAGGTTTTGATAGAGAGCCACAGGTTTTTGCGCTCCATGGGTGACATTTGGATCTCCTTGGCAAGTGATTACGTCCGGGTAAATGTGGGTGACTTGCTTCCCGCCTTTGATCGCATACAGGAGCATTTCCCATTGACGGCGCGGGCCGTGCTCTGGGCGAGGGACGCGGCCCGAGTTGAGCTTGTGGACAATGAACGGAGTGCGGAAGACGTCCCAGCCTGCAGCGGTCATGATCGCTTTCAAGTCCGCGAAGCGTTCAATATCGCAGAACACGTAGGCGTGGGCTTGCGGTTTCATCATACGGAAGGCTTCCGGTGCCCAAGCTCGCATGAGTTCCTGCCAGTGCTCGACAGAGTCGTCATAAGTGTGGGTAATGCCTGAGAGTTTGCCCCCGGAATCCCCGAAACTTTGCGCGCCCATTCCGTAAGGAGGATCAGTGAGTAAAACGTCGAATTGTTCCGAAGGTTGCTCTCGCATCCAAGAGACGCAATCACAGTTGAGAGTCGTGTGCGACGCTGCGGAAAGGGTGGAACCAACAACGGCAGCGAGGTTTTCGTTCCGTTGTCGGACTTCTTCGGCCTTGAGGATTTTGTATGCTTCATCGGTGGACTTTGCCTTTGCGATCAATGGGTTGTCCAGGTGCTGCGCAACGATGATGTCTTTGCGGACTGCGTCTTGGTTCGACCCGTCGGAGCGGCCACGGAGTTCTTCTGCAATCGCGGCGATGGTTGGTGCGGGGGTGGAAGTGGCTTCTGCTTGGCGACCACGGAGGCGGAAGAGACGGTTTGTCGCATCTGCACGTTCTTGCCAAGACAAGTCACGACGGCGGATGTTTTCGTCGAGTTCGGCTTCTTCCGCTTCGATCGGGGACAAGTCACCAACGTTGTTGCACGGGACAAACCCTTCTGCGAACTCGGTGCCGTTGCAGCGGAATGTCTTCCCGGTGAACCAAATGTGTTCCATGGCTTTCAGCCGGGTTTCCCCTGCTACGAGGATAACGGCATCCTCCGGAGCGTTTGCAGGCAACGAGTCTTCGACGTTCGGCTTGCGAACAACAACTGGGTGCAGTAGGTTTTTCTGAATCGAGTCCGCTAGTTCGATGATGTGGACTGGATCGAATTCACGGCGTTGGCGGTTCTCAAGGATGATGATCTTATCCCGGTCGATTATACGCATGATATGGGGGTTTCCTATCGGTTTTGGGGGGGTTTTGGTGGCGGTTCCGGCAACGGCGGCATGGCGCCATTCACACGAAAAACAATGGCCGGGGAGTTATCCCGGCCACCGTTAAGCACCGCCGAGTCGGCGTTAAGTACCTCGGGTTTACGCCGCCGGAGCGACCATCTGAACGCGGTCGTAGACTTTTTCTGCGTCCGACTTGTCGACTTCGTGCTGAACAACTACGTTGGCCATGCGACCGACCAGTTGGTTGAACACGAACGGAACGCCTGGGACGTTCAGGTTCAGAGCTTCGCGCAGACGACCGAGGCCGATGTTCTTGCCCTTGCCTGTGTCGAGGCCGCCAGCTTCGTTGAAGTCCAGCATAACGCCTTGGCGGACGGTTACCTTGTCTTGATCCAGAGCGGTCAGGACTTCTTGGTTTTGAATGGACCAAGTCACTTCCAGAGTCACGCCCGATTTTGTCGGGTCATCTTTCTTCGTCCAGGGACGAGCTTCGATTTTGTCGATTACAGCGAGGTGCGTACCAGCAGGGCAGAGTTCACGTTTGGTCGAGTTGGCTTCGGAGATTTCGGTATTCAGAAAATCAGCAGGATTGAACATTGACATGGTTTTTTCACTTTCGTTTCAGTTAGTTTAGTTTCGAGGTTGCTGTGGTTTTTGCTGCTACTACTTCGAACCAGTCACAGCTGCCTGGCGCGATTTCCATTTCACTATAATTTGTGAGAAGTCAGGTTGCAAGTTCGCCGCGATAGGGAGGTTGCGAGTCTTTAGGTCGGCCATTGCGGAACTTGTATCCCACGTCCACTTGTCGCCAGTGCGAGCGGTGAGGATCACATCGGAGAACATGGCGGGGATCTTCGGGGCCAAGGCCTTGCCGAGGGTCGACGTCATGAGTTTGACGCCGCCGAGGACTTGGTCGACTTCGCGCTCGACGTGGGCCAAGAGGACGAAGTGGCATTGGCAACCGTCACAGAGCATACGGAGGGTTCGTTCGAGTTGATCCTGGGCCATGCCCCAATCGGTTTGCGAGCGGACTGGCTTACCACCGATGACGAGAGCCATTGCGGCCTGGCCGAGTCCTGTCATCCCGTCGATTACAAGGGCACGATCCGGTCCCCAAGAGTCAACGGAGCCGAAGGCAGTGCCAGTGCGGTCATCTTTGAAATTCGAGAGAGCTTCGAGGACGGAAACGAACTGATTGTGCTTGCCACGGTTCGGATCGGGCATTTTTGTAAGTGCGTCGAATGTCAGCGTGTTGACCTTCTTCGCGGATTCCATTAGGTCCAGGAAGTTCGCCTTGGGTGCTGCTACTCGATGCCAATGCAAGTTCGCAGGGATTGGCTTCCCACGGTCTGCCCAAAATGCGAGAAGGGATTCCAGCCCCGGTTCGAGTGCGAGATAGAAGACCTCGATGCCTGTCTCGACCAGAGTACCCAAGGAGAAGGTTTTTCCAGTTCCTGCGGGACCTTCCAGGAGGACGTTGACACCGGCGAGAGTGCTTTGCGATTGTTCCATGTTAGTATGCCTTTCCGTGTTTGTAAGGGCGACCCAGATTTACAATGAGCTTGCGGATCAGAGCCTCCGGCAGGGAGTATTCGAAACGGCCAACGCAATCGAAGATGCGGATCAGGACGTCGGCGAATTCTTCTTCCTCTGCCTTGAATCCGTCGATCTTGTCACTTGTTGCGCCGAGGCGGTGACCTTCTAGAGCTTCGGAGAGTTCCGAGTGCATCAAGGCGACCTTCTCGCCGAAGTTATCGGACTCCCAAAAACCCTGGTGCGCATTCCAGAGGTAGATAATATGCGAGAGCTTGCGGAATGTTTCCACGATTTCCGGGGTTAGCTCTGCGAGTTCTTTCTTGAAACGCTCTTGCAGTGCTTTGTGCGCCGTTTCACGTTCCATGTTTTCTAACTGTGACATTCGTTTAGTTCCTCGTAAAAATCAAGGTGAGTTAAAAGCTCCCTACGGAGCACTGATTCGGGCAGGGCCTTGCAATAGGCCTTATCCCATGATAGGTAGAGGCTCCCTGGGCAGAAAATGATTGACCCCACGGAACTCCTGTGTTTCCAGCAATTCCGCATGAATACTTCCCATGGTCGGATTTTCCCGCCGTCACTCTGCACTACTACACGTGCCCAGGGTTCGCCGCATTCGTGGCAGATGAACACCTTTGACAGTGGTGCGTGCGGCTCTCCATGGGTTACTGCTAGGTGAGCCGCACCCGCTCCGATCTGCTGGTTTCCGATGAAAAAGATCTGGGTGTATTTTTCCATGGGGTTACCCTATCGTAACGTCATGGGGTTTGCAACAAACGTTTACGAAGCACTTCCTCTTGCTTCTCTGGATCGTGCTCCCAGCTGGCTTCCCACTCGTCCACGGAAAGTTGGCGACGCGCCAGCGGGTCCCAGACCTTACGTTCGAAGTACATCGGCAGGAACATTTCCCCGTTCTGCTGTTTACAGATTTGGCGCAGAGAGCACCCGCTGTATTCGTTGCAAGAGTGGTCCAGGTTGTAGTCCCAATAACCCTCTTCCCAGTTTTTGATCATCCGGGCGACGTCACGTTCGACCTGGGCTTTCCACCGCTCGACCTCCCACTCTGGGGAGTAGATCAGAGCTTGTTGCGTGTCGTACTTCGTCTTGAGGATGGAGACTCCGCGAATGATAGAGCCCTGGGCACGGATACCGGCGCGTCTCGCGGCCCAGGCATAGCCAGTGAATTGCGAGCGGAGCTCCCACTGACGGGACCACGTCGCCCCGAGGGAGCTGGTTGTCTTCTCGTCGAACAGAAAGATCCCGTCGTAGGCGTGGCCGATCATGTCGCAGCGGCCGGTGTAGAGGATGGGTTCCCCTGTCACTGGGTGCAAGATGTTAAGCGGCTCCGCGAAGCTGAACTCGATACCGCGTGCCCCATTCGACAGCGTGATCGGCTCGGAACCCGCCCCGCCAAGGGGGTAGTTTGCGAAATAAAACTCTAAGGCACCCATCATTCGAGGCAGGGATTTGGCTGAATCGTCCGGACACTCGAAGTCTCCGTAGTGCTCGATGAGCTTTAAGAGGCCAGCTTGAATAGACGCTTCCGAGTCGAGGCCGCGCACATAGAAGGCCTTTCTTCCCTCTTCGACGCCGGCTGCGAAGGCTCCGCCGGCAATAAGATGGACTGATTCCGATTTCGGTTTCCAGTGCTCGACATAGGTGCGAAAGGCTTTTTGAGCGCATGAGCGGAAACTCCCGATTATGGTGCTGTCAACAGTGTGAGGGAACATAGGACGTTGCATTTTGCTTCTCCTTGGTTATTGAAACGCGTCGAGTTCACCGAGCAGGGCGTCTGCGTCGGGCTTGGCTTTCGCCTTCGAAGTGCGTTTCGTTGCGGACGCGGTTTGAGCTGCGGCACGACCTTCGCGGAGCAATGTAATTGCCTCTGCCATTTCCTCTTTGGTGAGAGTGCCTTGCGCGGCCTTGACGCGGAGTTCGGCGATTTTGAAATTAGTGTCTGGGGAGTACATGGTTTGGCCTTTCTGTTGCAGTTAGGGGATCGAAAACCCATGATAAATCAATGTTTCATGGCTGACAATCCCCTCCCCCTATTAAACGATGAAGAGAAGCTTTTTCGGACGCGAGCAAGCAACGTAGAGACAACGGCGAGCTTCGGGGATGTTACGGTTTACCAAGATATCCCCCATGTCTACGAAAGCAGCTTCGTACGTCGAGCCTTGCGCACGGTGCGCTGTGATGGCATAGCCATGACGGGCCTTGTGGAAGGACTCGCAAAATTCCCAGTAGGCTCCCCAATTACGCGGGTTGGCTCGCGCAGCGATGGCCAAGCGTTCCTTCTCGATCTCGAAGTCGTTCTGCGACTCGGGATGGATCAACCATAGGTGGATTAGGCGATTGTCATCCAGGGTGCATTTCAACGACCAGCACTTGAACTGGCTGTGCGCCGGATGCCGGGCGATGGAGCACATGGTCACTGAGCCCTCGTCGTCCGTGGATGCTTGCTTTTGCCCGTCGAGATCGTTCGCAGGTTCGAGCAGGGAAATCCGGTCGCCCTCTACCCAGTCCTGGAGTTCCGCGTCAGCTTCCGTCTGGAAAATCACCCGACGAACGTAGCGGTTGTAAGTGTCAACCGTCGCGTTCCTCCATGCGATGATCTTCGCGCCGTTTGCCTTCTGGAACATGCCGTTGGCAGCTGCTCGGTCGATGCCGACCCGGAACTTCGCTGCGTTGCAACGCCAGACCCCTTCCTTTCCGTCGTTCGCGTCTTCGACCTTCCAGCGCGGAGCGGGGTGATTGATCGCGCCGCGAACGATTGTCACAAGATCCAGAATCGTGTTGTCCTGCCGCATGATCGTCGAAAGTCGCGCTCCGTTTGGGAGACTCCACACGGGGCTGGTTGTTTCCTTCACCGGGGGCAGTTGGTACGGGTCGCCCATGAAAATGAACTTAACCCCGGTCGTGTCCGCCGCCTCACGGATAAAGCCCATGAGTTGGGCGTTGATCATACTGGCTTCATCGACGACGACGAGTCGGTAGGAAGTGAGGTCGACTTCGTCCTCCGGCACAGCGAGTTCTTTGATTTCCCCGTTGGCTTGCAGACGAAGTCCGAGCAGGGAATAGATCGTCCGGCAGTCCGGGGTGTAGTCCGGTTTCGTCAAGACCTCCTTGATAACCCGCGTGGCCTTGTTCGTCGGGGCGGTGAAAACGATCTTCCCGCGGATTAAGGGCAGGAGGCCTTCGATCGTGTAGGTTTTACCAGTGCCAGCTGGCCCTTCAAGGATGAAGAACTGCGCCTCGTCGTCTGCCATGAATTGTTGCATGGCGAGCAGTGCTGCGCTCTGTTCTTCATTATACGTCTTTAACTTCGTTGCGGTTTCCATTACAGCGCCTTTTCTTTAGTGAACCGGGCGGTCAGGATGTTGACGCGGACGGTGTTTTGGTCCTGGAACAGGGTTGCGTACACGGAAGTGGACTCGACTGCAGAGTAGTTAAACCCTTGCTCCCGCGCAATACCAGTCCAGGTTGCCAGGGCGCGAACGCGGTAGTCGATGTGGGAGAGGTAATAGCTTGGGTTGTCCTTCGCTGTATAGTCGAAGACGCAGATCGACCCGGAAGGGCGGAGCATTTTCTCACACGCGAAGAAAAGTCCGGCGAGGTCGAAGTGGCCAGCGGTTGCTGGGAAGATGATGGTGTTGAACTTCGACCAGTGCAATGGGCCGTTCGGAAACAAACCCTGTTTGGGATCGTACGTCCAGATGAAAACGTCCGGGCGCTTGCGGGAGATCGAGTCGAAGAAACCGCGCCCGAGTTCACCAACGATCAGGAGTTTGGCTCCGTATGGAATATCCCAGAGTTCTACCATTTCTGCGAACAGAGTTCCATCCAGGGGCGTCGCCGGAAAGGCGACTCGATCCAGCGTCCGCCGGGAGTACGGGGAGTTCGGCCCGGCGAAGGCAGCTTGTGAGAGGCAATTTTGCAACTGTGCGCTCTGCCGTTCATTGAGCTCTTTCGTGTCTTTGAAGGCCTTGGCAACGAGCGCGGCACGGCGAATGTGCTTGTCGTTCAAGAACGCGTAGATACGGCTCTTTAGTTTGTGTAACATCTTGGTTTTCCTCTGCGGTTGCGTTACTTCGTGTTAATGGATGGTTTCCGTCGGCTCTTGTCGATACCGGTAGAGCACTTCTTCGGCTTCAGCGATTGCCCAATCGAGCAGAGCCTCGTGGACGCGTTCGCGGTCGGCGAAGGAGAGAGCCTGCTCGTTGAACAGCACGGCTTCGACAAATGCGGAACTGTCCGGGGCCTGGCTCACGACCAGGGTTAGTGTAATCGCCACGCTGCCGTCCTCGTGGACGATTTGCAAGTCCGCTGGCATAGTTGGGAAGCGTGGCCGCTTGTAGACGACTCCGGGAGTTTCATACGCTTCCGGGAGTTCGAGCCAATCGACCAAGTGGGAAAAGCTTTCGTGGGCAAGGCCTTCCCCGAACAGTCCCGCTGCCGTAACGATGGCGAGTTCCGCGAACCGCTGCGCTGCAACTGGGTCAGAGACCGACATGGGCTGTGCCCTCCGCTTTGGTTGTTTTCGAGAGCCAGTCGAGGAGCAACTGGTTCACGAGATTGTTCAACGCTCCTTGCGGAACGCGACCGTCCAGCGGGGAGTAGAGCTGGAGCTCGACGTTGACGACGGTGCTGGTTGGCAGTTGCAGACACTTCTGCATCGGGCGATCTACCAGAGTTGGGCGTGGCATTATGAGTTCTCCTGATCATGGGTCATGGTTGCTGGCACTGCTACGCAGTTCAGTGCCTCCCACTCAGCTTCGCTGATGAAATTGCAGTCCGGGAGGTGGAACACAGTTGCTGGAGATTCGTCCGCAACATAGTACGGCTTACCAGCTAGGTACTGACTCTGCACGACGACGCCGGGAGTCATCAAAACTGGCATTACGATGGCAGCCTGTTCTGCTGTTAATGCGATCTGGCCGACGAATACGAGTAGCTTGGACATGGTTGTTTCCTTTCAAGGAGTTGGTTGGTTGGTAAAACTGATTATTCTGTAATCGCGAGCGGCTGATCAAACCCTGGCCCGGTGAGCGGGAATCCCGCAGCTATCATGCACGGCAGACACATCCGTTCCGTGCGGACTTCCCGTGAGATGCGCGGTAGCGCGAGGTCGAGGACTGGCACTCGCGTGTAA